TATGAAGGTAGTACTCGTCAGGAAACAATTCAAAATTATATCGATCAGACACTTTTTGAGGCTCAACAAGGCATCCTTAATGCATATGTAACGGATGACTCCAATGAAAAGTATTCTTTCTGCAAAATTGAGGTAACTGTTATCAGAGATAATTTAGTGTTGGTGACTTGATGTTTTATCACTTTATTTGAATTGTGTTGAAATAGCCCGATCTTTCGTCTTTGTGACGAAGGGTCGGGCTATCTTTGTTTTGATGATAATTGTTATCGATGTAACTTAAAAAATCTGATGTTTATTGTTCATCGACGCATATTTCATTGCACTCGTGAACTTAATTCGTAAAAATTCAAGGTTTATTTATGACCGAAAGCATTTGAATACCGGGGTAATACAAGCTACTTGGCTGATCTGATTTCTGACGATGGAGTTGGTAAATGCGTCGGGGTATTTTCAGCTTTATGGGAGTCTGAAATTTTTCTTATGGAGTTGAAATAAGAGAATTTTCACATAAGGCATGGGGTTATCGCTCCAAATATCGATGAGGAGTTGTGAATCGCATGTCTTACGAACAGAAACTTAAAAAGCAAGTTGTAGGACAAAATCCGAATGGCATAGGGATTGGTGATGGGAGTGATCACCAAGATGAGTAAAAAGAAAAGGCAAAAGAAAGTTACTTTCACGTATGTTCCGAGTGGGACAATATACACTCCAAAACAGATCGCTGAGTATGAAGCTAAGGAAGAGCAATTGATTAAATATATTATGGAACATTTTTTATTCACTGAGAAGGCTTCTGTAAATTGAGAAGCCTTCTTTTCTTTACTCTGTTTCATACTTTGATTATAATGATGACAAATCATTGTAAACAAGGTGATATTTAATGGCAATTGGAATTTATGCACGGGTTTCAACATTACAACAAACAGATAATACAAGTCTTGATGAACAGATTAGACTTTGTAAAGAGAAAGCAAAGGAACTGGGTTATTTTGAATCAAACATAATCATTTATAGGGAAGAGGGACGAAGCGGTGAAGATATTGATACAAGGGTTGAACTCACAAAGTTACGAGAAGATGTTGCGAGTGGTCGAGTCTCAGCAATCATTTGCACTCACCCAGACCGTTTCAGCAGAGATCTTACAGATAAACTAATTGCATGTCGTGAGTTTGAAAAGAATGGTGCGAAGTTATATTTTACCGATACACAATTTAATGATTCGCCTGAAGGTCAGTTGTTTTTTAATATTATGTCCGCAATTGCGTCTTATGAATTGGCGTTGATCAGGAAAAGAACGATTCGGGGAAGATTATCCAAAGTTAAAAATGCAAAAAAGATAATGCCAATGAGAGTTGCACCGTTTGGTTACGACAAAGATGAAAATGGACAGCTTGTTGTCAATGATGTTGAACGACAATATGTCCAAATGATTTATGAGTGGTATGTTTTTGAAAAATTGACACTAAGGGAAATTGGAGAACGTCTCTACGGAAAGATAGAGCCTAAACGAGGAGAAAGTCCGAATTGGAATGCATCAAGTATTAGACGGATTTTAACATCAGAAATATATATAGGTAAGTATTACTACAATCGTAGAGCCACTGAGAAAAAACGGGGTGAATTGACAGACGGGGGTAATCCGAAGAAGACATACAAAATTAGACCTGAAGAAGAATGGTTAACAGTTGATGTCACTCCAATTGTTGATGAGGAGCTCTGGAAATTGGCGCAGCAGCAAAGAATTCAAAATGATACGAATAAACATGTTGGGAACAAGAAGTATGAGTACCTGTTGAAATCCTTGTTAAAGTGCGGTCACTGTGGGAGAACATATCAAGCGACAACGTACAAAGGAGCTAAGAATAAAGAAACTGGGGAAATAATGAAGAGTCGTAGTTACAGATGTCCTAATAAAAACCCAAGAAAATATGGACCAGAAGTCAAAAAGTGTGAAGCTCCAGCTTTAAATGCTGATCTAATCGAGGATTTTATTTGGAATCAGGTACTTGAGATAGTTACTAATCCTGAGAAGTTTATATCACGTATCAAAAATAAAGGTAATGATTCGATTTCAGGTGTTAGAGAAAAGTTGGCTGTATTAGAAAAGCAGTTGCTAAAGAAAAAGCAAGCACTTGCGAAGGCAGAACGTTCTTATTTTGAAGCAGAGACTTTAGAAGATGAGAAGCGATATGATAATTATCGGAAAATGTATAAGAAAGAAATCGCAGCGTTAGAAGATGAGATTGTGAATTATCAGTCCAAAATCGATTCTCATCGGATGGAGGAACTAACAGTCGATCAAATAATGAGTCAGGTTGATAAGTTACGTGAAAGAATATCAAACAGCAGTGAAGTACCTTTTGAGTTAAAGCGAAACATTATTGAAATGTTATTTGATGAGATTATTATCACTGTTAAAAAGCCAGCAGATGGTGATACGGCAGATGGGACAGAGTTAAGTATTACATCCGTTGGACTTTTTGATAAGTGGTATCAAGAAGAAAAAAATACCGGACTTTGTTCACAACCTCAAGAAGTTCGACAACACCGGGGAGGACCTGGAGGACCTCATTTCCATCGGGACGATCGGGCTGATCAAGGCCATCGAGTCGTATTCGCCCGACAAGGGAACGAAGCTGGCCACCTTCGCCGCCAGGTGCATTGAAAACGAAATCCTGATGCATCTCAGATCGCTGAAAAAAACGAAAAAGGACGTTTCCCTGCACGACCCGATCGGCACAGACAAGGAAGGCAACGAATACACCTCATCATGTTATCTGTCTTACTTAAACTTCGGCACCAGCACAAGCTCGAATTCGTCGTTCCGCTGCCACTTCTCTTTCCGATAGGTGGCGTACTGGACTACGGACTTGAGCAGGGCGTTTTTCTTTGCCGGGTCTTTTGATTTGCGGTACAGTTTCACCACGTTCTTCAGCTTTGGGATTACGTCTTTCTGGGCCTTCTCTTTTTCCTGTTCTTTCATCAATTCCAACTCCGCACGCGCAATACTTTCCTTCGTGGTGGCAATGCGGTCGGCCAACACTTTTGAGCGTTCCAGGTATGTGTCCACGTCATATACGCCGCGCTCCAGAAAATCGTGAAGGCGTTCCTTCTGTTGCTCCAGCTCCTGCAATTCCCGTTTGAGCGTCTCAAGGGCTTGTTTCCGTACTTCGATCATGTGAGAATCTTTCCGTTTCCGCTTTCCGTATTCGATCACATATGAGTCCATCCATTGATCAAGCGCTCGAAGAAGCGCTTCTTCCACGTATGCCAAGCGAGAACTTTTGTTGTCACAGAAACGATTGTAGCACTTGATATGAGGCTGTTGATTGACAAAGGGGCGAAGAATCATCGACATCCCACATTTTGCACATCGGATGATTCCGGCAAGCGGATTGGTGATGCCGTTTTCCAATTGGTAAGGGACGTGATACTTCTGGCGCAAAATTTCCTGCGCCTTCTCCCACACTTCTAATGAGATGAGCGGTTCGTGTTTTCCTTTTGCTTCGACCCATTGATCTTGCGGGCGCATCTTCTGTTCCCGCCGTTTCCCTGGAACCTTCGATTTCTTATATTCTTTTTTTCCCCATTGAACAACGCCCGTATAAACTTTGTTCTTTATGATGGTGAGTACGGACGAGGCGATCCATTTCCGGCCGGTGTAGGAGGGTATGTCTAGCTCATTCAGGTGGTTGGCAATCTTGTTCGTTCCCATACGCTGGTGCGGATCGTCGTTCGTGTACAGCTCGAAGATCAACTTCACAACCGGCGCCTGTTCCGGGTGAGGAACCAAATAGCGCCCCTTCTCATCCTCGGCTATGTTGTATCCATACGGCGGCCGGGTGCCGATGTAGTTTCCTTCTTCCACGGATGCGATGCGTCCGCGCTGCATCCGCCTGTTGATCATCTTCAACTCTTGCCGGGCGAAGAACGCCTGCACCTCAGACATGAACTCGTCCGTTTCGTCGTTCAGATCGTACACCTTCTGCGGCGTGATGATCTTTGTTCCGGTCTGCCGGAACGTCTCAAAAATCAGCCCTTGTTCCTGCATGTTGCCGCGCCCCAAGCGGTCAAGGTCCATGCAAAGAACGGCATCGTATCGTCTTTCCTCTACTTCCCGAAGTAATGCTTGCATTTCCGGGCGGTGGAAAATGGAGTCGCCGGAGACGATCTCCTCTCGGATGTTGACAATGTTCAGCCCTTTTTCGCGGGCGTACTTCATCAACGTGCGCTTGTGTTTGGCAAGCGTTTCTCCTTCACCGCGCGCTTCGGCTTCAAGATCGGCTCTCGACTTCCTCAAATACATGCAGATGCGATCCATAATTCTCCTCCGCACAGACATATGTGTTAATAGTATACGTCAATGGAGGGGAAAAGAAAAAGCCCGAGGGGGGCTTAATATTCTTGGACTTTACGATAATACTCGTTAGATTTTGAACTTGCGATCGACATTCCAGATAAAGCGGTATCAAAACCATTTCCGCTTGCTTCCAAGTAAGAGTTAAAATCTGATTCACCCAGCGTAGAAGAAAAGTTGAAAAGGTGCTTGTCAGCTTCCTTATAATATTCAAGAGCAATCCAATATTTATCCATAATTTCGTTCAGGGTGTTGTCTTTGATTCCATGCACCAAGAATTGCTTGTTGTGATCCTCTACAATTTCTACCCATTTATTGTAATTATTTATAGTTTGATTCAGCATATTAAATGCTGTCTGTAGTTGACTTGTGTCATTGTAAAAATTGATGCCTTGGAAAGCCAAGCTATACGATTGGCTGAGGTCTTTTATCGTATCCCCGAGCGATTCCAAAGAATCATACAAGTCCGATGTTTTCACCAAAAATTTTATGTAATCCATATCATCTTTGGTGTAATGTCCTTCTGATGGAATCTTCACATCCACGCTGTATTCTTCGGCATTCCAGACAACTTCTACTCCTAACTGGCGAAGCATATAAATCGGCACCATCGTCCGACCTTTGAAATTGATCGCGGGCGTATCCTCGACAACCAATTCCTTCCCATCGGACTTCATCTTGACGATGTTGTAACCTTCAAACTTCCCGTGATTGGCCGCCGCATACACCACGCTTCCGAACAACAAAAACACTACGACAACAGAAACAACAACTTTTCTCATCATAATCTCCCCATTTCTTAATATAGACTTAAACTCCTAGGCAAAAATACTATTGATGTGAAAGGGCTTACATGTTAATATTTTCTTCACAAATTGTCGCATTTTAGTATAAATTCGCAGTTTGGAAAGCCCATCTTATTGTCTTTATTTTCCTTGATTATACGAACATATGTTTGTATAATGAAGGAAAAGTCCGTCGTCCAGGTCGAATAAATACAATCCTGCATAATGGGCGGTGTGAGCATGGAAAAATTCGATGTGAAAAAGTTTCTGCAAGCCATGGATTCTGTCGATCTCCCCGAAGAAGATCGACAGAAATTGAAGCGTTTTATTTCGAGGCTCGACGAACGGAAAAAATCCCTCTCGCAATCGCCAGAAATTCCTTCTTCTCCTGTTCCGTCAATTTCATTCCATCATAATACATATCCACTTGATTCATGATTTCCTCGTCGGTCAAGTCCAGTTTATCGTAAATGAATCGTTCCTCTTTACTGAACTGCATTTTTGGATTGTCCGTCCTTCCTACAAGGTAATCTATAGAGACTTCATAGAGATTGGCTAGTTTCACGAGGTTATCTACATCAGGTTCGCTGCCTCCAGCCTCATAACGACTGAGGGTTTTGTTATTGATATTTATTTTTTTAAAAACATCAATTTGGCTTAATCCTTTTCTCTCTCTTGCCCTCTTAAGGCGCTCCCCCAATATAGACATGGTTTTCCCTCCTTCCGAGAAAATATTATCACATTCCTCATCTTTAAAGAATCTAATCTCATTTTTTGTGAATATGGTATTGACATCTCGAAAAACAAGAATTATATTATGGTTGTACAGTCTCAATAAACGAGAATAGGTGGTGAGAATATGAAAATGTACTTGCGTATTCGTCATTACATCGTATCGAACGGTATTATGCTAAAGCATGTTGCAGAAAAGTCGGAAATTCCCCAAAAGCGCTTTTACCGTTTGATGAATGGAAAAAGCGAAATGACGGCTGACGAATACGAATCCATTTGCAAAAAAGGTCTTGGAGTCGATCCATCGATTTTTTTTGCAAAGAAATTCTCTAAAAGTGAGAAATCCGCCTGAAAGGAGTGATCCAAATTGAGCAAACTCGTATTCATCGAAAAAGGCAGACCAGTAACGGACAGTCTGACCGTAGCTGAAACATTCGGCAAAGATCATCGAAATGTCATTCGCGACATTGAAGTGCAACTCGAAAAACTTAACGAAGCTGGAATGCAGGAATGGGGGTTGCTCAACTTTGAGCATACCCATTACCAACACCCTCAAAACAAACAATGGTATCCAAAATACAACATGACCGAGGACGCGTTTGCTATTGTTGCCATGGCTTATGTTACCCCCGAAGCCATGAAAATGAAAGTGAAGTTCCTTGAAGAGTTCAAACGCATGAGGGAACAACTTTCGAAACCTCAATTCCATTTGCCTCAAACGATGCCGGAAGCGCTCCGGATGCTTGCCGCCGAGATCGAGGAAAAAGAACGGATCAAGGCTGAGAAGGAACGTTTGGCGATCGAATCGGAAGAGCAAAAACGAAAACTTCAAGAACAAGAAGTTCCGGTCGCTATCTACAATCTTGCCATTGCTGCTGGCAACACGCTTCCGATGAATGAAGTCGCCAAATCTCTCGGCACCGGAAGAACTCGCCTCTACAACATCCTTCGGGAAGAAAATGTCATCATGAAGAACTCCACATTACCTTATCAAAGATATATTGAGGCCGGTTATTTCAAAGTGGTGGAAAGGCCCAGACAAAGCGGGGATGTCATTGTTAATGATCCCGCAACCCGCGTTACGGCAAAGGGTTTTGATTTCATAGCACGATTGCTGAAACGCAGGAGTGAACAGCAAAAAGGAGCCGGAGCCTAACCATGTTCTATGTAAAAGTAATGTACCAAGGAAAACTCATTCAAGTAGATATCAGCGGAAGGCCGTTTTACACCCAATGTGTCAATTGTGGCAAGGAAATTGAACTGGATGACGATCTGTTTGATGAAGTTCTTCGCAACGGCGACCTTCTTACAACCACAATAAGTTGCTGTTCCACCAAACCCAAACTTCAGCTAGTGAAAGGATGATTACCATGTCCCAACCCAAAACCGAAATCAAAATCTTCATATTCCCGCGCGAATTGCTGGAAAAAGCCTATAAGGAAATACAGCAAAACAAAGCACAACAAAGCAAAAAAGGAGCCTAGCCTATGAGTGTCGTCCAATCGGCCCTGCGGCATAAACATATGCCGAGGGGTGAGAGCATGGTGGAATATCAAATCGGGCGGTCAAGGGTGATGATCGACACCAGCTATATCGACAGCCGGACTCCGGAACAGTATCAGGAGGACAATGAGAAGGTTGTCGAAGCGGCGTGGGCAATCATTGATGAATTGTTGGAAAGGGGTGAGGCCATTTGAACATCCGCGTATCCGCCTATAAATTCGGCGCACGTATCGCCGGACCGGTTGAAGCATCGAGCATCGAACGCGCTGAACAGTTGAAAGAAATCTGCTTCAGCAACGGAGTTTCCGTCGCGGTCGGCAACGGGCGGCAGACGGTTTATCCGGATGAGGTGGAAATCAAGATCACGTTCAACCGGTGAACACGCCGGACAAGCCCCTCAAAAGGAGGTGATCGCATGAGCATTACGCCGCGTGAGTGGATGGCACTGACGAGATTCAAGCGAATAGAGATTCTCGAATCCGCCGCCGAGCAGAACCTGATGCGCTGGAACAAAAAAAAGGCGCCCAAAGAGGCGGCCAACAAAAAATACCCATTACAACAATTTTACCACACCACAAGGAGGAAGTGAACATGTCACTTCTTGACCGTTTCGCGGTCGGGCTGGCCGATCCGCAAGAGCATCCGGCGGCATGGATCGCGGATTGTGCCGAGTGCCAATCGGAAATCTTTCTCGGCGACCGCGCGATCATCGACGATGGCGGCAACTACTACTGCGATCATCGGTGCTATATCGAAGCGACGGGCGCGCGGTACGTGGAAGCAGGATTGGAGGACTGATCATGCACGCGCTGCAACTTGTTAGCACGCGGGACATGACCCGCGAGCAATGGCTTGAGGAACGCCGAAAGGGAATCGGCGGAAGCGACGCCGCCGCAATTGCTGGCCTGTCCCGGTACAAGACGGCGATGCAGGTATACCTGGAAAAACTCGGGCACCTTCCCGAGCCGGAAGAAAACGAGTTCATGTATTGGGGTAAGAAGCTTGAGGAAGTGGTGGCGGACGAATTTTCCGCCCGCACCGGCCTGAAAATACGCCGACGAAATGCGATTCTCCGTCATCCCCAGCACTTGTTCATGTTGGCGAACGTGGACCGCGTGATTGTCGGCAAAGACGAAGGGTTGGAATGTAAAACCACCAGCGCGTACCGGGCAGATGAGTGGAAAGATGACGAAATCCCTTGGGAATACGCGCTTCAATGCCACCACTACATGGCTGTTACGGGATTCTCCGCATGGTGGATCGCGGTCCTGATTGGCGGGAACAAGTTCGTCTACAAGAGGATTGAGCGGGATGATGACATCATCCAGAACCTCATCAAGATCGAATCCGACTTCTGGAACAACCATGTACTGAAACAAGTCCCTCCGTCCCCTGACGGCTCCCCTGCTTCGACGGAACTGGTGAAAGAACTGTACCCAAAGTCAAACGGACTTGAAGTGGACTTGCCTTCTTCCGTTGAGCGATGGATTCAGCAATACGAACAGGCGTCGGAAGAAGAAAAGCTGGCCGTCGAGCGCAAGGAGGAAGCTGCGAACAACATCAAGATGCTGCTCGGAGAGTACGAAGCTGGACGGTTCCGGGACTGGAAAATCACATGGCGGCCAGTGTCGTCCTCTCGGCTGGACACGAAACGCTTGAAAGCAGAATTTCCCGATATCTATGAACAGTTTTTACATCAAACAACAAGCAGACGATTTGGAATCAAGAGATTGGAGGCTTAAACATGGCAAAAGGAAACCTGGGGGCGGCCCTTGCTCAAAGGGCGAACGGACAAAACGGAAACGGCGGACAACCTGCTCCGCTTGCGGGCATCAAGTCTTTGCTCAACAGCCCGGCGATCAAGCAACGGTTTGAGGAAGTGCTTGGAAAGCGGTCTGCGCAGTTCGCGGCCAGCATCGTGAACCTTGTCAGCGCGGATAAGTACCTCCAACTATGCGAACCCATGTCTGTCATTTCTTCCTGCATGGTCGCTGCGACGCTGGACCTGCCGGTGGACAAAAACCTCGGCTACATGTGGGTGGTCCCGTACAAGAACAAGCAAGGCATCCATATTGCACAACCGCAAATGGGATACAAGGGATACATTCAGTTGGCCCTCCGCACGGCATACTACAAATCCATTAACGCAATCCCCGTTTATGAGGGAGAACTGGTCAAATGGAACCCGCTGACGGAAGAACTGGAAATCGACTTTGAGCAGCGGAAATCTGACGCCGTGATTGGATATGCCGGATACTTTGAACTCCTGAATGGTTTCAAAAAAACGGTGTATTGGCCCAAAGAGCGAATCATTGCCCACGCCAAAAAATACTCCAAAAGTTTCCACAAAGAGGACAGCCCGTGGCAAGACCCGGACAAATTTGAGGGAATGGCCCTCAAGACCGTTATCCGCAACATGCTCTCCAAGTGGGGCATCCTCTCGATTGAAATGCGAGATGCTTTCAGTCAAGACCTTGACACGAAACTTGAATACGGCGAAGAACCGGACGTTGACGACGCCAACGTCATCGACGTGACGGCGGAAGTCACCGACGCGGAGGAGCCGCAAGAGAACATCGAACCGCAGCAGTCGCACGAATTCGACGGACAGGAGGAGTTGAAGCTTGCTTAACTGCGTAATCCTCATCGGTCGCCTGACGCGCGATCCGGAAATGCGCTATACGCCGAACGGAATTGCAACAACAACCTTTACTCTTGCGGTGGAACGCCCGTTCACGAACCAGTCTGGCCAGCGTGAAGCTGACTTCATCAACATCGTTACATGGCGAAATCTGGCGGAAACCTGCGCCAACCACCTGCGAAAAGGTCGGCTCGTCGCCGTCGAAGGCCGCATTCAGGTGCGCCACTACGACAACAACGAAGGAAAGCGCGTGTACGTGACGGAAGTGGTGGCTGATAACGTCCGGTTCCTGGATTCCACAAGACGGGACAACGCCGATGACGATGAGGCCAGAAGGCACGTACAAGAAACATTCGGAGACGGCGCCCCTCTCGACATCACCGATGACGATCTTCCGTTTTAACACCAACTATTCGCATCCAAAAACGAGGTGATCATATGCAACTGGAAATCGGCAAATCAGTCACGCTCAACATCAGCGACGGTCGGCATCGTTACCGTAAAACCGGCCGCGTGGTGGACATCACGAAACACGTGTTTACCGTGGAGTTTACCAGCCACGGCACGCTTTGGAAGCACGCCGAGCCCTTGAGATACCGCGAAAGCTTCCTCCTGCACGATGCGAAAAAACTGTTTGGGTGATCGTGTGACTCATAGAGACAAGAGCAGAATGGAACGCGAATTTGACTCGATCTGGAACAGTCTTGAGCCCGAAATCCGCGAGGACATGGAACGGCTGGACCATCGACTGCGGACGGTCTACAGCGAAGCGATCCATTGCGGCGTGTCACGGAAGATCGCCGAACGGAAAATGCGTGAACGGTTCGTGCAGATGGTTCATGAGATCGGCGGCGCGGTCAAGAAAGGGGCGGCGGTTCAGTGACCGAACGGTGGACGGCGGAACAGTACCGGGCGTACCTGCAGGGTCGTTCCCCCAGCAAATACCGCAACACGCGAACCAAAGTGGACGGCATCACGTTCGACAGCAAAGCGGAGGCGAACCGGTACGCGCAACTGAAGGCGCTGCAGGCGGCTGGTGAGGTGCAATGGTTCATCCGTCAGCCCCGGTTCCTCTTGCAAGAGGGGTTTGAGAAGGACGGGCAAAGATTCTCCCCTATCGAGTACGTGGCGGACTTCCTCATCTGCTGGAACAGCGGTGAAGTGACGGTCGAGGACGTGAAGGGCATGAAAACCCGGACGTACCGAGACAAGCGGAAGATGTTTGAGAAGCGGTACCCGACCTTGAAAATCGTGGAGGTGGAGGCGTGAGCGCGAACACGATCATGATCACTCCTGAACAATTGGAACTGCTCAAAGCGGACATAACTACGCAAGTCATTAGGGAATTGACAGGGCAAGACTTGCGGACTGTTCAAGTGCATCCAAAACCTTTGCTTGAAACATGGAAAAAGTATAGGAAACCGCTGTATGAGAAATTCGGCCCCGTTACGTATGCGCAGGTTTGGGATTGTATCAGAAAACTGGCAGTTTTTCGAGCGGGTCATCGTTATGTCCGGGATTTGCTGCCAAGTGAGGAAACGGATGCTGCAGAATTCGCGGAATCGATACTGTTGCATATGGGCGTTGAAGTGGAGGTGGAAGCGTAATGGACTTTTCGTCCGGATGGCGCGAAATCAAAAAGACCCGCAAAGATCATCGTTGTTGGGGTTGCGCAGAGGTAATTCCTGCGGGGTCGCATGCGTGGTACGAGGCCGGGAAATACGATGGAGATTTTTACGCTGATTATTATTGCGACAATTGCAAATCGTTTCTGGACGAACATCACGATTATTTCGAAGACGGAATACATTACGGCGAAATTGGCGATGCGCGGAAAGAATTCAGGGAGGCGAGCGTATGAGCGATCAAAGGCAACGAATGATTGAGGCTTTGAACAGTTAGGAAGTTGTGGGCTGGTCGGCATCGTGCCAATTCGGGAATTCGCGGCCATGGCGAGGGAGGAAGTGTCGTGAACTGGAAATCAGCATCACTCGCGCAACTCTACTGCATTGCATACGCAGATGAAATGGCGCTACCCAGCGACCGGCAGAAGGCGGCGGAGGAAATCCTGCGGAGGTTGCGGAGAAAACGGAATGACCGGGTGCAGTACCGGATCAAGGAAGTGTATCCACGGTGAGAAAAGCCAGCCTGTTCAGCGGATCGGAGAAAGGATGGTTCAGTAAATATGGGTGCGCGAAGAAAAGATAAACGTGCAGAAGCAATGTATGAAATGTATCAGCAAGAAAAAAGCCTTTCAGAAGTTGCTGCTGTTTTCGGTGTAACTAGACAATCGGTCTACAAAATATTTTCCCGCAGAGGATACGCACTCAGACCGTTACCCATTCGCAAACCTTATCAAGAGTTTAACGGCAACAAATACACACGGGGTAAAAATGGATACTACCGCAAGACTTATGGCAATCGCAGCTTAATGCATCGAGATGTTTGGGAGTTTTATAACGGACCGATTCCGGATGGATGGGACATCCACCATAAGGATGGGGACAAGTCCAACAACGATATAAGCAATTTGGAATGCTTGCCAAAGTCTGAACATACGCGTCTTTATTCGCCACACAACAACCAATATACGAAAGGCCGGAAACGTTATGCGAATGATTGATCTGTTTTCGGGAATCGGCGGCATATCACTAGCAGCAGAGTGGGCCGGGATTGAAACTGTTGCTTTCTGTGAGATTGAGCCTTTTTGCCAAAAGGTACTTCAAAAACATTGGCCACACATTCCAGTCTTTGACGACATCTGCAAATTAACCAAAGCCGAACTGGCAGCGAAAGGAGTGATCGACGATGTTCCCAACGGAAGTAGAACAATTGACATTATTTCCGGCGGGTACCCTTGACCATGCCAGCCTTTTAGTTACGCCGGGAAG